AGACCACTCCAAATGTTGGAAGGGAAATGCCGTGTGTGTCGTGCCATCGGAGTGGCTCCACACGTTGATGTGGATGTGTGCTGCTTAGCAGCCCACCTCCGGCAAGAGCGTGTGTTGTTGCGGAATGAAGAGTGGACAAAGATTCCAAACTGTGATGTAGTAAGTATTTACAAGATCTACGATCAGTGGAGTTACTACTTCGCCGCTAACGTTGATGGTGGCATAGATGCATTTGTTCAACCGGTAGTCTCCACGTTGGGGAACAGGGTCAGTGGATCTGACAGGTTTGGTCTAACCGATAGACAAATGGTGACTTTGTTGCTTTCATGCTTTGTAATGCCGACTAGTGGACTGAGTGTCGCTGATTGGGTTCAGAGCGCAACATTGTTTGCCTCCAGCGTGGGGAGTAGAGGTCAAGGATTAGTATTGAACTACTTCACAGGCTGGCGATGGGAGTTCCTCTTAATTGGGGTGCTCTTGTTGAGCTGCACATTCATGTGGTCGATGACATTGATATTTACCAAACGACGTTCCATGGAATGGGCAGTGGAACCACAATATGATTGGCCTTTAATAACTAAGGTTTTGACCGGGCATTTTATGTTGTGGTCCTTCTTGTTTCTACCAGCTTTTTACTTTTGGGTGTTCACACACGTGTATATTGGGTTTGCAGTCTCTATAGTTGCAAACATACTAGTGTGGAAAACACTCCAAGAGTGGAATGCTGGGTGTGAAAACCGATGGGACCGACGCGTTGTGAACGAGGAAGGAAAGGTCCCATCCTTAGATATCTATGTTCCAGAATTAGGGTTAGATCCCAATACTGGGCGACCCATGGTTGTGTTCGAACACAACAGGACCAGGTACAGGGTCACCACGTCATGGCAGTCCATTTTGATGCTGACGCAACTTTCTCAAGCGAAGTCAATAAGTGTTGAGAAAGAAGCTTATGTTGAAGGAAGTGGACTTGAGACGTGTGAGTGGCCTACATCCCTAGTTTTGTTGTCTGACAAACGCAATTATGGGGTGGGGTGTAGAGTTAGATTGGCCGGAGTAGAGGGTTTGTTGACCGCAGGACATGTGATCACAGCCCTCGATCTGACACAGGCTAAAATTGTGTCAAAAGCCGGGGCTCAGGACTTTAACCCTATGTGGGAGACGATATTTTGGTCTACTGATTGGGATATGATTTTCATTGCCGTACCTGCGAAGGTGTGGTCAGTGTTGCAAGTTCCAATTTTGGCCACGAATCCATCCCGACATAAGACGACCGTGACCGTAGCAGGGCCTATGGATGCCGCTGGTAAAGCGTGGTCCAGGTCTTATGGCACAATAGTCCGCCGAGGAAGGGGTACTGTATTTTATAGTTGCTCGACACTACCTGGTTGGTCTGGGTCACCCGTTGTTGCAGGACAGGGTGTTATCGCGGTGCACAATAAGAACTTCAATGGCGTCTATAACATGAAGCATTATGCTTTCAATTATGGATCGACGCTTGATGTCGTGAATAATGTGTCCCGTGAGACTGGGCCTCAGAATTATGATGATTACCAGGAGGATGTGGAGGATAGAGATTATGATTTCCAACCGTTTGATGAGGTTGATTTTGATACTGTTGATGAGGTAGTTGACGAATTCTTTCATGCTTTTGAAGGGAAGAAACAAAAGACGATATGGTGGGGTGGTTCTAAAGCAGGAGCTCAAGTGGTGAAATATAATAACCGCGGAAAGCGTACTGTTTGGCAGGACTACCGGCCGGCCGTGATTCACGGCAAAGAGTCTAAAGTGAAACCATTCACATTGCGTGAGGAGTTCGGAAGAGCTGTGTATCGGCAGATCTTGGCATCCGACGTGCGTCGGTTCTTGAATGGAGAAACAACAATAGCGTCTATGTTAGAGGATTCTAATGGATTTCGTGTGGATCGAGTTTCCTCGTACTTACGCGCTGCTGACTCCAAGAAAGGAGTCCCGCGAGGGGCTGTGGAATTGTTGGCGGAAAACATTAAGCAATACGCAAAACATTATCCACGGGCCTGGGGTGACGTTGCCATCGACCAATATTTTGCAGATCGAGAACGAGAGGTACCGGTGGAGGTTAAACAAGTGATCGAGAGCGCGAAAACGATTGGAGAACAGAATGCCATGAGGTGGGCCAACATTGACGACGCAGAAGAGGCTGATGATGATTTCATAGCTCAGATTGTGTCGTCTGCGGTAGGTCAACCCCTAGGCTCGTCTTCGTCTTCATCTAGTGCGGTGATTTCGAGCGTGGTGTCTAAGGAGAGTGGTTCTGATTTGAAAGAGGTGCCTGCATCGTTTTGGACTGATGTGGTTGAAGAAGTGAAGCAGGGAAACTTGCAGAGCCGCCTGACGGGGATGTTGCCCAGTCGGGCGGCAGCGGTGATAAAGTCAAGTTGGCACGCGGTGTACACGAAGAAGTTGTCTGTGTTTGTACGAGCTGCCAATCCGCTTGCGAGTGGACCCGACTTCACGAGATGCCTGCAAGATACCATGAATTCAATGTTAGTGAAGCGGGATGCCGCGTGCGAGGGAGCCCTAAAAACGCTCTTGTTGCATTACGGGATCTCGCTGGATATGACTTCAAAGAAGGAGTGGCAACAGAAGGCGGCTTCAAAGTCCAATTCGGCGCCCAGCGATGTAAAGTTAGAATCCAAGGAGGGCAACGCAAGCAAGAAACGGCGCGTGTTGCAGCGGCGAGAGAAATCTACCCCGAGCTTGCAGAGTGGGCTTGGCCAGAACGAGGAGCGGAAGCAGAAAAGCGAAGCTTCGAGTTCCAAGCAGGACGATTTGCGCGAGGAAGTAAACCGACTCACGAAGATTGTCAGCGAATTGTCGAGCGCATTAGGCAAGAATATCCGGGATCAGCGGCCCCAGGCTGGCTCTCTACAGGAGAGCTAGAGGGGACAATCCGGGATTACATGAAACACCATGTTCCCCCAAAGGCTACTCCAGGTGTTCCCTTATGTATATTCGGGAACACTAACGAGCAAGTGATGAAGGAGCATGGCAATTTCATAGTTCGGTGTGTTTGTGAACGTGTAGATTTGTTATTGTCTGTTAGCATAGATGATCTTAGTATGTTAGATTCTCGTGGGTTGGTGATGTTTGGTTTTTGTGATGTGGTGCGTGTTTTCATCAAAAATGAGCCCCATAACAGACTCAAAGTCCAACAAAAGAGGTTCAGGTTGATATCTTCGGTTTCGTTGATTGATAACCTAGTTCAGCGTTTGATCTTTACGCCTCAAGATGAGGTTGAGATCTTATACTGGGCCGGAATCCCCTCAAAACCTGGAATAGGCTTTGATGATGATGGAGTGAGAAAACTCTTGAAGTATGTATCAAAGCAGGCTACGGGTGATGTGGGGGAGGCTGATATCTCTGGTTGGGATTGGAATGTCAAAGATTGGCAATACGATTTTGAGTCTGAGTGCCGAAAGGCGCTGATGGGAGGGCCAGCTGATGCACTTAGAAGAGGGCATAGGTTGATCGATAATGTGCTTTATGCACTATCTCTGTCAACTTTTTGTTTTTCTGATGGTACGTTATGTTGGCAACTGGAAAGAGGATTGGTGAAATCAGGCACAAAGATTACTAGTTCAACCAACTCGCGCATGCGCGTGTGTCTTGCTTACCTGATTGACGCGGAGTGGTGTGTGGCGATGGGTGATGATTCGTTGGAAAATTTTGAAGAAACTTCCAAGGCTAAGTATGAAAGTCTTGGGTTTTTGATAAAGACCTTTGAAAGGACGAGTGGAAGCAGATTCCAATTCTGCAGCCATCAGTACTCAGAAGGTCAGGCGTGGCCTGTAGATCCTTCGAAACTCATTTATCGCTATTTGTCCAACCAATCGCTAAACAGGGAGTTGTTCCAACAGCTTGTGGCCGAATTGAGGAGTCATCCCGAATTCGACCACCTTCTTGCAGTGGTTGTCGCAGCAGGTGGTGGCTGCGATAATGCCCCGCAAGAAGGGCATTAAGCAGGCGCAAGCAAAGCCAAGAGCCAAGGCTAAGGCAAAGAAAAAGGCTCCCAAGGGTAAAGGCATTACCTTTGGATTAAAACAGGGTCCATCTGCTCCAGCGATGGCGCCTGCAGCTGTTAGCACTAACATCAAGTTGCAAGCTCCCAGAATCTTAGGTTCTATATCACATAAAGAGGAAGGGCAAGGCATATTGGTGAGTGGCATACAGCGAGTGGGCATTTTACGGGCTACAGGCAGTGGTTATTTGTCTTTCGGAGAAATCGGTTCCGGGACAAGGTACCATTTGCTGAACCCGTCAGCTATTGCTAGCAGTCGATTATTCGACCTTGCATTTCCCTGGTCGAAGTTCCGTTATCATAGTGTAAAGTATCATATAAGAACTAGAGTAGGGACTGGAAATTTGGTTGTGACTAACACGCCTAGTGGGACGTCCAACTTACAATCCTATATGCAAGTTGCCGCGTATATCAAGGACCCAACTGCCATCACAACGATAGCAAACAATTCAAGTCTGTACAATGAGTTGACCGAGCTGCAACCGAGTGTGGAATTAGTGCATTGGAGAGATGCTATGATTTCCCTTGGAGGTGGCGAATTGGGCACTCCAGATGGGATGTGTTACTTTATAGATGTAAATGCTACATTTACCGACGAGGCACAACGTCTGTCGTTTCAGGGGGGCTTTATAGCCGGAACTGATTACTACAGTAGTTCGTGGGCAAATGATGGCCTCTTAGTGCATGATGTACTTGAAGAGTATGTCGTTGCGCTTTATGGGCCACGACCGCCAATTGACTTGTCGTTGTCGCACCCATCTTGTGAGGCTTGTCGTAAGCATCGTAGACGGCAGATGCCGATTCAGGAGTTGCGAGGCTCTGAGAGAAGCAAGGACGAATATGTTGAGGTAGAAGTGGTTGAGGAGCAACCACGAGTTCCCCGATCTAATAGTCGTCCACCCCGCATGGAGATGAAGGAAAACAAATCTCAGAAATAGGTGGCGTTCCCACATTTCTAAATTAAACCCTGTCCGACCCCATACAGTAGAATGGGGTACCGCGGAAGGGGGTAGATCCACACAAAATGGCAACTTTGGAAACTTAGTTAGCGCGTGGTGTGGTGTACCATCCGGTGTCCACGACCCGGTCCGTCCTAGTGGGCCCTATTACTCAAAGAG